GCGACGCGCTCACCCGCCACCACGAACTGGCGCAGGACCAGGCCGCGCTGGCGACGCAGCTCGGCGACGACTGGACCGATATTGCACGACGGCGCGAGCTGCTCACCGACCTCGAGGCGGTCGGAGCCGAGCTCGGCTATTCGATGGAATTGATGGGCCAGGCGAACGCGACGGATATCCTCGCGCTCAAGGCGGCGGCCGAATGGAAGGCCAAGGCCGACAAATATGATCAGCTGCAATCGACCAAGCTAAGCGCCGTCCGCGCCGCGAGGGGAGCGCCACGCGTGGCCAAGCCGGGCACCATCCCGAGCCGCGCCGAACATTCTGCCCGCAGCCGGGACGCCGCCTGGGCCCGCGCCAAATCCGAGCGATCGGGCGAGGCCTATGCGGCGGTGCTCGACAGTATGGGGATCGCACTTTGAGGGCATGATGATCCTCCCCGCTTGCGGGGAGAGGGACCAGCCCAAGGCTGGTGGAGGGGGCTCGCCTCCTCGACTCCCTCATCCTTGAACACCGCGCCAAGCCACAGCCCCTCTCCACCATTCCATCGGAATGGTCCCCCCTCCCCGCAGGCGGGGAGGATCCTCCTCTTTTTTCCAAGGACACCGATATGACCGTACCCACAAACACCGTTCAGAACGTCAATCGCGTCGGCGTGCGCGAGGATCTCAGCAACAAGATCGCGGAGCTCTTCCCCGACGATACGCCGTTCCTCAATGCGATCGGCACGGGCAAATGCTCCGCCACCAAGACGGAATGGCAGACCGACGGCCTCGCCGCCGCCAACCCCGCCAATGCGCAGATCCAGGGCGACGACCTTGCCAATGACGCGCGCGCCAACACGACGCGGGTGAGCACCTACACGCAAATTTCGACCAAGGTGGTCGGCGTCTCCTCGACCGTCGAGGCGACAAACAAGGCCGGCCGCAAATCGGAATTGGCGCGCGAGATCATGAAGGCCGGGCGCGAGCTGCGCACCGACATGGAGGCGCGCGCGTGCGGCAATTATGCCTCGGTCGCGCCGGCGGCGGGCGTCGCCGGACAGACGGCGGGCGCGCTCGCCTGGCTGACCAGCAACACCGCGCGTGGGGCGAGCGGCGCCAATGGCGGCTTCAACGCGGGCACGGGCCTCGTCTCGGCGGCGACCAACGGAACGCAGCGCGCCTATACCGAGACGCTGCTCAAGAGCATGTTGCAGGCGATCTGGGCCAAGGGCGGCAACCCCAAGATGGTGATAACCGCGGGCGGGCAGAAGCAGACCGCAGCGGCCTTCGCCGGCCTCGCCCAGCAGCGGCGCGACACCGGCAACAAGAAGGCGGTGATCGTCGCGGGCGCGGACATCTATGTCAGCGATTTCGGCGAGGTGCAGTTCGTGCCGTCGCGCTTTTGCTCGGCGCGCGACGCGCTGATCGTCGATCCCGAATATTGGGAAGTCGGGACGCTCGACCCGCTTGCGGTGCAAGACCTCGCCAAAACGGGTCTTTCAACGCGCAAGATGCTGAGCGTGGAGTGGGCGCTGAAGTGCCTCAACGAGGCAGCGTCGGGCGTGGTCGCCGACCTGAGCTGATCCATCGTCGGAGGAGCGGGGGTGTTGCCCCTGCTCCTTTTGATGGGAAGAAGGGGGCGGCGTCGGCGTCGCCGGCGGCACGCAGAGGCCAGAGGGGGGTCTTCACTTGCTCCTAGATGGTTCATTAGCGTTATTTCCCGCTGCGCGTTCCATCTGTAGGGCTGCTGCATGGCAACTCGCACGAGCCCCATACAGTCGCCTAGAAGCTCGCTAACCGCCCCCTCCTCTCGGCAATTAGATACGGCGAATGCCATGCCGGCCGGAGTGAACAAGCTACCTCTCCTTGTCACGCTGCCGTACCTTCTCGGGACCTACGCCCTTTTTTGGCTTGGTCCCTTCAGTTGGCCGGTCAAAGCTACATGGGTCACAACCTTATATATCCCGGCCTGCTTTAGCGCCTTAACTCTGGGGTTTCTCTTTGGGTTGCGCGCAGAAGCGCGTGCGGCTGATCTTCGAATGACCCACACGTTCTTCTTGGGCGGGGTAATAGCTGCTTTATTGCTGCTCGTCCCAACTGCTTACATCTATACCGGCAAAATGCCTTGGGAGGCGGGTTCAGCACTGGCTGACCAACAAGCAGCTTATTCTGCACTAGCGGACCAGATTTATGCGACGCAAGGAAGCCGCGGACCAATCGCGCTGATGCGCACCGCAGCTGGCCCCTTTGTATTTTGTGTTTTGCCATTGGGAGTCTTGCTTTGGCCTTCCATTTCGTGGCCACGCCGCATAGCAGCCATAGCGACCGTACTAATCAGTATAGATCTCTCGGTTCTTCGCGGCACTACACGCGAACTCGCAGACATCCTCATTATTGGAACTAGCGCATATTTAGTACGAGTTGGTGCGGTCGCAAAGGCAAACCGTCATAATGTCATGGGAGCGATGGCCCGACGCTGGAAAGGCATCTTATTAGGAATTGTAGTACTGTCGCTAGTAATAGTTGCGGTAGTTGGCAGGACTCAAATAAGAGCCAGCGGAAAGATGGCGACTTGCATCGGTTACAGTCAGATATGCGCGGACCTAAGTACCGGCATATACGGTCGAATGAGCGACACATTCGCGTTCGGATCCGCAGCCGTCACGGGCTATCTAGCACAAGGATACTATGGTCTCAGCTTGGCTGCTGAAAAGCCCTTCGAATCCACCTACGGCATCGGCCACTCTCCGCCCCTTTCCGCGCTTTTCGTCAACCTTGGAGGCGACGAGACGTGGGCAAACAGAACCTATACGTTCCGCAATCGAATTGATGCGTGGAGCGACGAAACACAATGGTCAACAATGTGGGCATGGATTGCAAACGATGTGGGATTCGGCGGGTCCTTAATTGTGACATTCGTATTGGGTGTACTTTGGGGAAGGACGTGGATTGATTCACTAGCCGGAGACCTGAGGGCCGCCATCTTATTTTGCCTGCTGATGATGACCATATTTTATGCTCCTGCAAATTTTCAAATTTTCTCGACCTTCGAGGCCTATGGCACATTTCTATTCTGGTTGATGCTTTGGTTGATAGGACGTGGAAGGCGGCCCATTGAAGATGGCGTTAGGCGGCTGAGCTATTCACAGTATGAGCCGCGGACGCAACTCGTGTGAGTCTCCATCTCTGCAAAGCGATCCCAGGCTATCAGCCTCTCTATTGCCGACCTGACTCGCTCATTCTGCTGCGAGGAAGAACTCTCTACCGGTCCGACCTAGAACTCCGCCGCTTCGTGCCCTTCTGCAAACTGCCCCACGAAAGGCTGATCGGACAGATCCCGAGCCGGCTGATCACGCGGATATTCCGCCTGGGTGCGGATGCAGCGGCGCTGCTGGACGACAACGAAATGCTCGTTGCCCGCCGCAGCACGATTTACCGGGTATCGCTGGAGACCGGCGCATGGGCGGTCGATCTGGCCGTACCGGGCGGCGCGCGGGCACTCTACCTCTCGGCCATTAGCGATCCCGCAACTGGCGAACGGTCAATTTGCTTCGGCGAATATTCGACGCGCTTCGATGGCGGCGCGATCAATATCTGGCGCCGGGGCATCGCGCCCGATGACGCATGGCAAATCACCGGCACCTTTCCCGCCGGCGAAATCGATCATGTCCATAACGTCTGCCAGGTTGCCGACGGGACGATCTATATCCTGACGGGCGATTTCGATCGGGCGGCGGCGATCTGGAAGACGGATTTCGCGCTTTCCTCCTTCGCGCCGGTGGTGCGCGGATCGCAAGACGTCCGCGCCTGCTGGCTGTGGCAATCGCCGGCAGGCGCGCTTTATTTCGCGACCGATTCCCAGTTCGAGACCAACCATCTGCGCCGGATCGCAAACGGTGAGATCGAGGATGTAGCCGAGATAATCGGCAGCTCGATCCATGCTTATGGCGACAAGGAGCGCCTGATCTTTTCGACGGCGGTGGAACCGGGCGCGCTATCGGGCAAGCGGTGGCGCGATATATTCGATCGCACACCCGGGCCTGGCATCGTTTCGAACGACGCCGCGCTTTATTTGCTGGCGGGCGGGGAGCTCAGCCTGATCCATCGCGAAGCCAAGGATCGCTGGCCGATGCGATTGGCGCAGTTCGGCACGTTCAAGCTGCCCGGCGGCAAGATGCCTGCGGACCGGCTCTACGCCTTCGGTGTCGGCGTAAAGCGCAATGACGGGCGCTGCCTTTACTTCAGGCAATAGTCTCCGGCCCGCATGCCGGGCCAATCCGCAATATTTCAACCAGGGAGGCGGGGATGCCGGCTTGGGAATTGATCGATCACGATCCGCTGCGCGGCGTGCGCAAATATATCGCGCCGGGGGATGAGCCCGACAGCGCGATGGTACGCACCGAGATCGACGACGGGACCGTGATCGAGCGCAACAAGGCGCTGCAGAACGAGCAATTCGATCGCCGCGCCGAGATGTGGCACGCGGCGTCGATTCCGACGAGCGTGATGTATGAATGGCTGACACGGTTCGGCGTCAACGCCTGGAACCCCGCGCATGCCGATGCGGTGAAGAAGCTTTTGAATTCGAGCGATTATCGATGGTGCAAGGTGAAGCACATCATCTTGTAACCGCTCCATGCCGGCTAGCGAATGGCACGGCATCCAATTTCCTTAGCAATGGAGGGCCCGATGGCCGAACCGCGAACTTATGCGGAGCTTCAGGCGTGCCTGCTTGCCTGGCTCGACGATAGCAGCGCCAACGTCAATCCGGCCGAGTGTATCGGCCTTGCCGAGCGGCGGTTGACGCGGTTGCTGAACGTGCCGGAGATGGAGGCGACGACCACGCTGGACGCGAGCCAGGCGACGATCGACCTGCCCGCCGATTTCCGGGAGGTGCGCGAATGCACGCTCAATATATCGCCGCGGA